TGTTAAAATTACGATAAATTGGGAAGTGTTCATAAGGTGCAGGTATTGAGCTCCACAATGCCTCCGTCCTCTGTCACATAGACAAAGTAGGCAAGGCTTGGAGGTAGTTCATTATTTACGGTGATCATACTGGCTGGAATTTAGAATCTCTCTGTGGATCCTCCGTGAGTTGTTCCACATAAGTGACACGCGTTCCGTCTGTTCCCACCTCTATATTGATGGGCGTGTAATTCTGCCCGCCCCATGTAGCTGTGTGGCCCAGCGTTACTCTTTCATCCAGGTCCAGCTCGTAATACTGCTGAGGTATGGATTGCTTCTGAGCCAGGCGGTATGCAGTACGGTGGAGCAAACTGTCTCCCTCCCAGTTGCTTGGCTGCAAGGTGGCCACACCTCTGGGCTCTAAATAGAAAGCTCTCAGCTGCTTGGCAATAGGTGAAGCACTAACCAGGTCCCCAATGTTCACCGTGTAACTCTTATCCACTCCAAACCGCTGGTATCCATTGTCCACCTTGTAAACAGTGGTATTTGTCTGGTCTCCGTGGTAATAGTACTCAATGCTGGAATCAATGCGCTCCGTCTGGATCCCTGCATAAGGTCCGCCAGTTTCTACAATGGTGTAGGTGATATAACAGGGAGCAAGTCCAGCATCGGGAAGATCTGAAGTGTGGAAGTTGGTGATGGCAAAAGGTAAGCCTGCAACAATAGCCTCAGAGCCTCCAAGGTTCTCAATGCTGTCCTTGTGATTGTTTATAATCTGGAACTGGCTCAGGGTGGTGGTCCAGCTCGTGCCGTTATAGTAGTAAGCTCCTACACGAATCACCGCGAAGATGTCAAAGAATACATCTGTTCGTGGTGTAGATGGATCCACACGGAAATATGCGACCATTGAGGCATATCCATCTAAGTGGTTGGTGCCTGTTGGTATCACATGTCCTATGTAATAATTTAGGCGCGGAGCTTTTGTGGCAATCAATTTGATCAGCGTCTCAGCTGTTGTGAATGTGATCTCTGTGTCTCTAACAGATGGGAGGTACATTTCTGTTCCTCCTGCAATGACATTGGAAGATGCTGTACTTGAATAGGTGAAGGTGTGTACATAGTTGCCCTGCCAGTCGTAAGCTGTCCACTGGCTCGGTGTGTCTGTAGCCACATCCCTGAGAACCAGGTACCCCTTCTCCTGATACATTCTCAGCCCTAAGGCCACAAGGATATCATCAATGACCTTGCGGTAATTGTGCCATGTGGTTTCCCCTGGCTCATAATAGTGGCCCTCCTGGATCGTTCCTGTCCAGTACACTCCATCTTTTCCGCTGCCGGAATTGGATGCCTTTACGGTGTTAGACACCAGCATTCCATCCCATAGGTAGGTGAACTCCAGGCGTGTGAACATCTCGGCAATCTGCATGCTGAAGGGCTTGGGATTCACAAAGACATACTCATTGGCCTGGAAGTCCAGAATACCAAAACCATCAGAGAATGGCAGAGTGATGAATCTCTGGCCATTGATCACCTCAATCTCTCCAAGGTCAGGCGTGCAAAAGCCTGCCCACTCCAGAGACATGTTTCTCCAGACCTTGAGCCATACACCTCCAGTGCTGCTCTGTAGCATAGAGCGCAGGTATCCGTCAGACATGACCAGTGTCAAGTCAAAACGGCTGGGCACAATGCCTGGCTTGTATGCGTCCTGTCCTTCATAACGCATAGACCAGTTGGCCACTCTCTCCTCATAGCCCTGAAAGCCAGGAGCAGGAGAAAAGCCTGGACTGAATTTGTCTGTGTCGTAATAGATGGAGAAGAAATATCCATCAAAGGATCCGTAAGAAAGACGCTGCGCTGCCATTACTTTTTGTACCCTGTTCTGAAAAGTTGCTGCTGTTCTCTGCCTGTGGCCAGAATTAAATCTGAACCACGAAGCTGGAATTTGCCTCCTTGTCCCATTTCAAAGGGCAGACCGTTCATGCTTCCCATCACATTGAAAGCCTTGGCAAAGTTGGAGCCTCCAGTGACAAAGGCCCATGCAATAGCAAAGGCAAAGGTGGCTGCTGTAGCCACTGCCATCTGCTTCACATAGTTGACTAAGGCATCACGAAGGACCTTGAAAAAGTCCTCCCCTTTCATGATGGATGCGTCAAAGGCTGCTGTGAATACATTTCCAAACTCCTGCGCCATTAAGGTCATGGCATTGAGCTGAAGCTCCATCTGAGTGTATGAATCAATGATGTCGGAGATGTATTTTTCATACTCATTGCCCACCATGGGAATCACGCGCATGACCTCACCGTGCTGAGTCATTGCTACATTCAGATCATTCACTCCTTTTGTCTGGAGCTTGATGGCATCAGTGTGTGGCACTACACCATCCACCGCGTCCTTAATCTGCTGATTAACTCCATCCAGCTGTGCCTTTAACTTGGCAAATTCTGGTGTGCCCATGCGGGCAGCATTCATCAGGTTCTGAAGGTGTGTGGCGTATTCGCGCAGGCCGTTGATTGTAGCAGTGTCAAAGCTGGGAAATTGGGCGAAGATGCCTGTGCCCATCTCCTGAGCCTGGTATGGGAAAGCCCCCTGTGTAGGAACGGTAGAGGTGCCTGGGCTCTGGAATTGCCCCATAGCTTTTCCATAGATCCCTGCCCTTGATCCTATTCCCGCCATTCCAGTGGGATCAAAGTAACTGGCGAGATACGCAAAGCGTTCTGCTGGAGATACATTGCCACTGGTTCGGACATCTAAGAAATCAGCTGCACCTCCAAAGACGAACTCAAAGACGATTTCAATAGGCTTGGATACCTTTGCAAGGAAATTGTCAAGGTGTACGCCCAGGCGCGCCATCTGGTCGGCAGCTGTCTGAACAGGTGGTCCCATCTTCCCAAGCTCCTCCTCGGCAATCTTGCCCACAGCAGCAGCCACATCGGCAATGCTCTGAGCCTCCACTGAAGCTCCATGGAATTGCTCCTTGAGTCGTGTGGTAGAGATCCCCAAATTGTCCAGGATCATCGGTGATTTCCGACCAATACCTGTCACAATACTATTGACGAGATAGTCAACCTCCTGGCCTGTCTCAGCTGCGCGTCTGGCAGCGAAGTCCAACAGTGTACCCATCTCCTGGAGGGGAATGCCAAAGTTGCCTGCCTGGACAGCTACCTTCATGAGCTCCAGGTCATTCACCAGACCTCTGGTGCTTGCCCTCAAGCCCTGGAGGTTGGAGTCATCCGCCATGCGACTGAATCCAGCCCCCACCTGCTTCATCTGGCTCCCCAGCTCAATGGCTTGCTTTGTGAAGGATGCAATCTTTGAGCCTATAAATGTGGCACCTATAAGGCCACCTAAGTTTTGCAGTTGCCCGCTAAACTTTTTGAGAGCTATGTCAGCATTCGCCAGGCCCTTTCTGAACTGAGTCGTGTCAACTCCTAAAAGTATTTTTGTGATCCAGCTCATGTGCTGCCTGTACAAATTTGCGGAAACCGTTGTCTTTTCTCTCCTCAGCGAATTGCATCAGGTCGGTCTCCTTCACCTTCTGCTTCACGCTTTTGCCACTGATATTCACCAGCACAGTGGCCAGCCATCTCTCACGCTTCCAGGCTTCCTGTTCCCGCTGTACTCCGTTTTTTATCACGGCAGCAATCTCTTTGGCCGTTAGCGTCAGAGCGTCAGCCTTACTCATTCCCAGCCTCCCGATCAGGAGGCCCAGCATTTCTACTGGACCTCCTTCGGGGAAAAAGGGCCGTTCAAGGCACTACCTATTTCGGAGATATCCTTTTGGGAAATCTCTTTCTTGAAATCGTCAAAGCTGGGCCGGTCATTCTTATCCCAGTATTCTTGAGCATAAAAGAGGTAAATCATGTCCGTTATTTTCGGATCCTTGATATCTGTCATGCTCTTGCCAGTGAGCTCCTCAAAGAGGAGAGCTGCGCCTAATTTAAACTGTGCCATTTTTCCCTTTTTTTATTAGTTCGTGCCGATTGTCCAGGCTCCTGTACCTTGCAGGCTGAAGGTATATGTGCCGTTGTCTTTGTCTGGGAATGAAGCAGAAAGCTGCGTCAAGATAGCAGCACCTTCAATCTTCGTTTCACCAGTTGCAGGTGTAACAGTGCCAGCAGCGCACTGGGTGATCTTGATGTCTACCTCCGCACCAATAGAAGCATAGAGATCGTCTGGATTCCAGTTGCTTGCATCGTCATCACCAAACAAAGCGGAGCCAGAGATGGTCCAATTCTTTGCGCTGGTAACATAAGAACGGAACAAAGCGTCATCCTTTGAAGTTACCTCCCGCGTTTCAGCGTTCATGTCAAAGGAGCAATCTGATTCCAGAGCAAAGCCTTTGTAAGTTGATCCTCCGTCTGTGGAGAGTAGTACGCGGATTTCTCCGCCAGAAATAGATGCCATATTATTATGGTTTTAGAATGAATAAAAAATCGGCTGCCAGCAGTACGCGCTGGTTTACATCGTCATAGAAAAACTGAACACCGTCCAATGTGGCGGTGAGGTAGTCCACATCCGTCTTTATCAGGTCCCGGATAGTGGCGAGCTCTGCCTGCGCATCGTCTGCATCGGCAAAGTGGAGGAACATGGTGGCGTTGATGTTCTCCCTGGGTTCAAGGTCTTTATTCTCTGTGATGTCCACGCTCTGGATGGAAAGCACAATGTGATCATCCGTGATGCCCTGAGGAGCTGCATAGGTGAACACATCAACAGTGCTGGAGCTGTTGACCGCGTCAAAGATGTACTGCAGGTAATTCATCAGGCTGCGTATTTAGCAATGCGAGAATTTATGAAGCGTTGTAAGCGCATCTGAGAGCGCAAAATCGCAATCTTGTCCTTGGCTGCCTCCTCAAGGAAATCCTTGCCGTAATAGCCTGGGAATGGTGTTCCCTTGCGTTTGCCACGGCTGTATTGTGTAGGTGCCAGACCTGTGAGCTGCCATCCTGCGTAATAGGCACCGCGTTTCTTTTGGTTCTTTAAACCAATAACAACATAAGCCTGGAATGTACCCTTGTTGGCCCAGGCTCCAATGGAGCTGTACAAATTGTAAAACCAGGCCCCTCCCTTTGTGCGTCTTTTGGTTGCTGGTCCTTCAATAGCGTCAGAGCCTGCATAGGCTACCTGGCGAGCTTTGTGGACATAGGGGCGAGCTTCCACCATGAGCATCTTGCGGATCTCTTTCAATCGCATAGCATCAGGCATGCTCAATGTCATGAGTCGCTTGCGATATTGGTCAAATCCGATAATCTCACCGCGAGAAGTGCGGACCTGAGTAATCCGTGCCTGACGGCCGGATCCTCCAAAAGGTTTAAAGCTGCCCATTGTCTCTCAGTTTAGATTTCACTAAGATAAACCGCTTTCTCCCTTCGGGAGTCACTGTGATAATGTCGTAGTACTTGCCGTTGTATGCAAGTTTCCAGTCAGCTGAAACGCTGGTCTGGTAACGCATGCGCCAGGTCATGAAGTACTGACTCTGGAGCTGGTCGTTGATGAAATTCTCTGATCCTACTGTCCCGGTTTCTGGGATCACCTCCTGGGCATAGAAATCTCCTTGGCTCACAAATGTGAGCTTCACCTGCCCACTATTGTTTTGAGAGGTAGTGGGTGCGTATAGTGTGACTCTGCGATCTAAGGTCATGCAAAATTCCTGCGATAGCGTCCCACAATACGATCAA